TTCCATCTCGGCTATACGTCAGGATGATATTCAGCTTCCTCTCCCACCACCCGATGGTGGCCGTTTCCAGCAATATGTCGATGCTGAGATGTATTCTACAATGAATGTCAATAAGGGTCATCGTAATCCATACGCTCAGAATCTTGACGTAGCCAAGCGTCAACTGCAAAGTAACCCGATGGCATTTTCAATTTCGAATGTGTAGACACTCTACGAAAAAAACCTCGATAGAAAGTAAATGTCTGGTGGTACAGTCCAGCTTGTTGCAATTGGTGCTCAGGATGTTCATCTCTCAGGGAAGCCCGAGGTTTCATTCTTCCGGTCAAACTATAAGCGTCACACCCACTTTGCTCAGTCAGTTGAGCGTCAGATCATCCAGGGTAGCGTCTCCTCCGGTGCAATGACAAGCATCCGCGTGGAGCGCAAGGGTGACCTCCTCAGCTACATGTATCTGACGGCTAAGGATTCTGACGGCCTTGTGACTGCAGTCGATTGGACTAAGCATATCGACAAGATTGAGATGTACATTGGTGGTCAGCTGATTGACACTCAGGATCAAACTTTCAATACTCTGATTGCACCCGTCTGCATGGGTGACTGCTACTCCAAGCGCTTCCTCGGCACCGCCACTGGCTCAGACGCAAGCTCAGTCCGCACCAACATCATCAACACCTGGTACCCATTCAAGTTCTTCTTCTGCAAGGATTACCAGAGCTCACTGCCACTGGTGGGCCTGCAGTTCCATGACATTGAGTTCCGCATCTACTGGGCCACCCCCAGCGCCAGCTACCAGTACGAGGCCTGGGCCAACTACCTGTACCTCGACAACTCTGAGCGCGAATACTTTGCCAGCACCGATCTGGACCTGCTGATCTGGCAGGTGCAGCGTGTTCTGCTCCCAGCCGACTACAGAGCAGAGCTGGTTTTCAGCCACCCAATCAAGTTTATCGCCTCGAACGTCTCACCATACTCGAGCGGAAGCCAGCAGGTCAAGACGCAGATTAACGGTGTGGATGTGGGTGAGTATCGTGGTCTGCCCCACTGGGTCGAGGTGCCCCAGTACTACCACACTCCATTCGGCTTTTCCAACCCAGCATCTGCCCAGCCAGGTGCACCAGCTCCAGTGTTCATGATTCCATTCTGCCTTGACTCGGCCAAGCTGCAGCCAACTGGCACCCTCAACTTTTCCCGTATCGATTCGTACCGCCTCCTGTCCCTGCTCGGCTCAGGTGTGCCACTGACTGGTACATCAGGCACAACCATCTTCGGCGCCGGCTCCCTGGCCCCAACCCCATACATCTACGCAGTCAACTACAACATCCTGCGCATCCAGAAGGGCCAGGCTGGTCTGCTGTACAGCAACTAAATGTAACATAGTAGTAATGAGCTGGGTCTCCTTGCTCGCACTCATTGTGTTTGTGTTTGTTTTGACGTACAACCCACGTTCAGGAGTGATTAATAATTATATAAATCCCTAGTAGGGATGGAAAAGCATAAAGCAATCGCTATTCCCGTTAGCTTCATTGATGATAAACCTCATTTCTTACTTGTTCATGACAGGCGATACAAGGAGTGGACATTTGTGACTGGTGGGTGTCGGAAACGTGAGGTGTACAACCCTATACGGTGTGCAGTTCGCGAACTCGAGGAGGAAACTCGAGGCATCCTAAACCTGAAGAAGGGGACATACTCCTACTTCAAGTTTGAGACTCTCCAGAGGGAGTTTGATACGGTCGGTGATGACTTTTTAGCCGTATACCACGTCTACATAATCTACATGCCAATTTCGTTTGACGAGCAGAAGAGACTTGTGGGTCGCTTCGAAGAGGAGAAGAAGAAGATGGATCTGAAGCAGATGTGCTTCCGGAAACAATATGACGAGAATGACTTTATGGATTTTGACACGCTCGAGGGGATGCAGAAGCGTCGAGTCTGGCCCATGATTACTCAACACGTGATTCAGAACCCAGAGTTTCATACTGCACTCAACTCGGTAAATCGCCAGACGTTTTCTCTGAAATACTAGAAATGAAGAACAAGGCGTACTTTATAAACCGGCTTGCTCAGCTCAAGGGTCTGAAGCCTGACAGCGAGGAGGTTAAGGAGTGGGCCGATATGAAGATTGTCGACATCTTGATTGAGATTCGGGAGGAGCGGGAAAAGAAAAAGCCAGAGCCAAAGCCAGATTCTGATTCCGACTCGGATGACATTTCAATAATGCGGCGCGTGTTAAAAACTTAAAACGCTATAAAAGTAATGATTAGGCGATGGCAAGTGAGTATCGGGCCAGTTACTCACCTGCTCATGGATGGTGGCATCCTTCTGGTTGATAAGCCAGACGAATTCCATGAAGCATACATCAAAGACTTGGCCGCTGGCAAGAGACTGTACGTGGTCGAGAAGAAGACTGACACATTCAAGTTTTTTGTAGATTTGGATCATCAAGCAGACTACAAGCTTGACTCGGCTCAGATTATTAGTCTCGCCACAAAGATGAACCTTGTGACGAAGCATCGATGTCTCATAGCTCTGACACCAACCAGGATTGTGTCTGGCAAGATCAAGACTGGGGTGCATTTTCATTGGCCGGACCTACTCGTCACCAAGGCGGATGCAATCAAGCTGCGTAACCAGATTATACTGTCACTCCCTGAAGGCACAGACTGGGACAAGGTGATTGACGCTTCTGTGTACTCTGGGTCTGGTTTGCGGATGATATGGTCACATAAGCGGGAAGGAACCACAGACTTTGAGCCGTATCGTCCATGGAAGACTGTATCGCCTGCAGGTAATGTATCCTCACTTCCACCAGAGCCAGCACTTGATACACTCAAGTTGTTTTCGGTCCGGACCGAGGAGGATCCTACAAAGAATGAGACGCTCAACAAGGATTTTACCAAGCTGGAGGAGCATATCAACAAGTATATGGAGGGTCACTCAACTGCTAGCGTCCTCAGAGTCTTCAAGACTAAATCTGATGTGACGCACTGTGTCCAGACCGACTCGAGGTTCTGCGAGAATATCGGCAAGAGTCACAGACGAAATCACATCTGGTTCAGGATTCGGAGAGGTGTCATCTGCCAAATGTGTCTGGACGATGACTGCAAGGAGTTTGTCGGAAAACCGTATAATCTTCCTCCAAGTATAATAGCAGAACTCCAGGATGGAGATGTGGTTGAAATTGATTCTTGTAATTTTTCTTTTCGTGACGTTTTTTCCATATCAAAGAAGCCTAGATGAGCCCATTGATTCGTATGTCAACCAAGTTCACAAGTTTTCTGGTCTCTCCCCAGATCACTTCTACCTGTTTGTGGATCAGATGCAGATTCTGAAGGCGAATATACGCTCAGACCCAGATGTAGCATCAAAGGCTTTGTACATGGGCCTTGAGAATCTGCGAGAGATTGGGTTGTATACTCAGCGAGCTGATGACATGTACGAAGGGGAGTTGAATGCAATAGCTGACAATCTTGCCAGAACGTGTGAGGATGTCATACAGAGCACTGCACTCGTCAGAGGCGTCCGCTTTCTACCAAGATACTTAAACGATATCATCCCTGAAACTCCAGATGACGCAGACTCGTTCGGGCCGAATTACAAAAAAACCGGACCGCTATGTCCCCGTGGAGCGTGTAGAGGATGATTTCGACTCGGATGACTATGATTCAGACGAGAGTGAGTTGACATCCGAGATTGAGTATTCGGATGAGGAATTGGATGAGGATTCCGAGTCGGATGACTCGTTCGTTGTACCAGATGACGAAGTTAAAAGTGAGCAGGGTGAAGATGATAATGGAGACGATGATGAGTCCGATGACGCGCTTTCCGACACCTCCTCCACCAAGTCCGGAGCCAGACGAGGTGCTCGCACCACAGCCCCACCAGGAGCTCCGGTACAGAATGCCGGAAATCCACTTGCCGCCACCCCCTCCACAACCTCAGGAGCTCCGCTATAGAAAGCCAGTAGCAGTTCCACCACGAAAGACAGTTGTCTTTGATGAGTTTTCAAAGAAGACAATCTTTTTGATTTTTTTAGCTCTTGTTGTAGGTTTTTTCATAGGTCGCTCAATGTCACCAATCCACATCTTCACTACTGGATCATGTACATAGGCGACTTTTCTAGATTCTTTTCAAAACTTTCAAAACCGCCAATTGCACCCACTCGGATTGAACTCATGGGTTCCTGAAGGAAACCCACCCATGGATTCTCTCGCGGCTCGTCGCGGAATATTTCAGATGCAGCTACAAAGTGTGAGCGATCCTCTTGTTGCTGGACCGCTCTGAACACCACCAAAAGTGTAAACATACATATTATCAAAATAATCGCATTCACTGCGAGTTGAACTGCAACCATCTAGTGTATACTGGGAATTAAACTGCCACCTCCTCAGCATTCTCGCTGATTGGCTCCTTATTCTCCTGATCACGCTTGTACTTCTCCTCCGCCTCTACCAGCTCGAGCTCGCGCTCCTTGCGCCGGTTGCTGATAATGTCGAGCACCTTGAGGTCAGCCAGCTGGCGCAGATCGTCATCCGAGCGGTCGGGGAAATCCTTGCGCAGACCATCCAGAAAGTCGGATGGATGAGGCACTGGTGGAACATCTGGCTTGGTGTAATACTTGGAGTTTTCATCCGAGGGGTCGATGTAGGGGTGCTCACCCTCA